CCAGAGCAGAGCACTGGTTGGGTTGACAAGATCAAGGCTCTGCTTACCGAGAACCCAGACAGCGAAGAAACGCCTGTGGGAACTGGAGGCAGAGCACGATACAAGTCAATAGATGACCGTGTTTCTGAAATGGAAACTGGTCGTCGTCCTCGCGACGGGCAATCATCTGACAAGGCAAACGGATACTAAATATGAGCAGAGTTTCTGACGATCTTTACGGATCTACTATTACTAGCGTCACGGACGCTCTTGACGGGGCAACGCTGACCGGAAGCACGCTTACTACCAGTGCTACACCAACGGTAGACGAGCTTGAAGCTTGCGTTGGCGTGTTGGGCGGCAAAGTCAACTCAATTCTTGCAGCACTTCGCGCCGCTGGCGTCATTAAGTCGTAGTCTCCTAATCTGTAGTGTCTGAGTTTGTAGTGTCCCTTCATCCGGGACAAGCAGCCATTTACAACAGCCCGGCCCGCTTCAAGATATGTGCAGCGGGCAGACGCTTTGGCAAGTCCCATCTTGGGGCGCTAACGCTGGGCATAGAAGCCCTGCGTACTACGAACGAACGAGGCTACACACTTACCAGCGAACACGGCGTCTACTACGTGGCGCCGACGTTCGACCAGGCGAAGCGCATCATGTGGCCCAAGCTGCGCGAGCTGTTGGGCTATGAGCGTCTTGGTGGCTTGATACGCAACGAGAACACAAACGACGGCTGGCTTGAGCTAATAAACGGCCGACGTATCTACATCAAGGGTGCCGACAATCCGGACTCGCTACGAGGTATCGGACTGTCGTATGTCGTGCTAGACGAGTTTGCCGACATGAAGCCTAATGTGTGGAGCGAGATCATCGAGCAGTCCCTAATGGACGTAGAAGGCGCTGCCTTGTTCATCGGAACGCCGAAGGGCAAGAATCACTTCTATAAAATGTTCATGAAGGGGCTAGAGTATACGTTCGATTCCGCCAAGGACGAGTACCCGCTATACGAAGCATTTCACTTCAAGTCCATGGACAATCCCTTTCTTCGTGAAAGGGAGCTGGCCCGAATGCTTGAGGGGGATGACAGGCCACTAGACGTTGTTCGTCAGGAGATCGAGGCTAGCTTTATCTCCGGCGGCGGCAAGATACTAAAGCCTGAGTGGTTTAAGATAGTCCAGTATTCCCCAGGATCCAACAAGGATCCCGGCACAGGAAGCACGTACATAACTGTGGATCTTGCTGGGTTTAAGAAGCAGGAAGGTAACAAGCTTCTGCGTACCGACGAGACGGTTATATGCGCCACATACGTAACTGAGGAAGGGTGGACTGTGCTCAACATGCAGCATGGACACTGGGACCCACGGGAGACGGCCCTGCGCATAGTACGTACTGTAGCGCTCTACTCTGGCTGCCGCCTGGGCGTGGAAGACGGAGCCTTGTCTAACGCTATTGGGCCTTATCTCAACGACTACATGCGCGAATTCAACCGCTACGTAACCCCCGAACCGCTCAAGCACGGCAACAACAAAAAGACAGACCGCATACAGTGGGCGCTACAAGGCCGCGCAGAGCGCGGCAAGATCAAGCTAGTAAAAGGCGAGTGGAATAATTGGCTGCTGGAGCAGATATCGGACTTTCCTGATCCTCTGGCGCACGACGACGGAATAGACGCTCTGGCCTACGTAGACCAGATGGCAACAACAAACTACGCGGATCCTGGCGATATAGAAGAATGGGAACCGCTTGACCTGGATTCTGGGTACTAACTATGGCAGCAGCCGCTATCCCCACAACGGGAAACGAGATTCTGGTACAAACACCAGAGTCTAAGGCTAAGCTAGCATCTTTCAGTCCTGATACGGCACTTTCGTCGTGGGTAGTTGGGCGCGTTAAGCCGTGGGAAGATCACCGCAATCGCGGCTATCAGCGCCTGTGGGCGGAATACTGGCGCCTATGGCGCGGCAAGTGGTCGGAGGAAGATCGCAACAGGCAGTCTGAGCGATCCCGCCTGATTGCTCCTGCGCTTGCACAGGCCATAGAAGCTACAGTATCTGAGATCGAAGAAGCCCTGTTCAGCAAGGATATATGGCTGGATGTTCTGGACAGCGTTACTGGCCAGGACAAGATCAATGCCATCAAGGTACGCGATCAGCTTCTGCAGGATCTTGACGCCGTAAGCGCAAAAGATGCTCTTATGGAGGCAGCGCTTAATGCCGCCATTTTCGGCACCGGCATCGTAAAGATAAGCGTTGACGTGCGCGAAGACTCGTATCCAGAGCGGGACGAGACTACTGGCGAACTAAAGGCCACTAGTCAGGACAGGGTGTATGTATGTCTAACATCCATTCGCCCCGACGAGTTTATTCCTGATCCAGGTGGCCGCTCGGTCGGCGAAATGCAGGGCTGCGCTCACCGCGTAACCCGCCCCCTGTCCTCTGTTCTGGAGATGATCGCACAGGGAACCTATAGGGAAGACGCACTTCCAACGCTACGCGGGCACAGACCTACAGGGCAAAACGACGTAGACAGCAATGATCCGCAGTCGTTCCTGACGGGAACCGATAGCGATACTGTAGAAATCCTTGAGTATCATGGCAAGGTTCCTGCTTCTTTGCTGTCGGCAGCACTTGATACAGTTACTCGCTCGGCTCTAGATGATATTCTAGAAGATGTGTCGAATGACTCGGATTCTGAGTCTCCGCTAGTGGAAGCCATAGTTACTATAGCTAACGACAACACGCTGCTTCGCGCTATGGCAAATCCGTTTGTCATGACTGATCGAAGTATCGTAGCTTTCCAGTTTGAGAAGGTTCCTGGCAGATTTTGGGGGCGTGGTGTAGCGGAGAAGGGCTATAACCCGCAGAAGGCCCTTGACGCGGAGTTGCGCGCCAGACAGGACGCGCTTGGCTTTATTAGCGCCCCTATGGTGGCCGTAGATGCTGGTCGCATGCCAAGAGGCTTCAGACTCGAAGTCAAGCCCGGCAAGGTGTGGACTACACAGGGGCCTCCTGGCGACGTGTTCCAGCCCGTCAAGCTTGGCGACCTTAACGCCGCTACATTCAACCAGACGCAAGAAATGGAGCGTATGGTGCAGATGGGCACGGGCGCGTTTGATACCGCCACTCCTCTGCGCAGCCAAAGTTCTTCCGGCGCCAACGGAGCTAGCAGCAACAGCGGCCTTCTGGGCGCGTTCGTTAAGCGCTCTAAGCGCTCCGTCAACAACATAGACCGCAATCTGCTATCGCCAGTAATTGCTAAGACTATGTGGCGTTACATGCAGTTTGACCCGCAAAGATATCCTACCGGATATCAGTTTGTTGTCAAGACTGCTATGGGCATTGTCGCCAGAGAAGTAGAAGCCATGCAGCTTACGCAGCTTCTAGGCATGCTTCCAGAGCAGGTACCTGGCGTGGCTCTTGCAGTAACCCAGGGCATTATAGACAACAGCGCCGTGTCCAACAAGGCACAGATTACGCAGGCCATCAATCAGGCTCTTGAACCTCCTCCTCCAGAAGTTGTGGAGCAGCAAAAAGAGCTGCAGAAGATGGAGTTTGAAAAGGCCCGTGGCGAGGCCCAGAAGATCCTTCTGGAAAACCAGAAGATACTTGCTGAGATTCGCAAGATCCTTGCCGAAGCCACAGTCGCTTCTCGTCGTGCTGACGGAGAAGACGTGAAGCTTACGCAGGAGCAGCAGCGCATACAGCTACAGGCTCAGGAACTAGATCAGTTCAGTGAGCAGAACAAGATCGCCATGAAGCGTCTTGAGATACAAGAGCGTCAGGTAGACGCCAAGATACAAGAAATGAAAAGTAAGCCTAAAGGGGAGTAATCATGCCTTCAGACGACGGATTTACGCTAAGCGCTGAGCAGATTAACGCGCTATCGGACCTGCAGAAATCATACCTGGCCAATATGGAGGCTCTGTTCTCCTCCCCTGGCTGGGCGTATATCCAGAACTGGATAGACGGAACTATCGAGCAGACTACGCAGCGCTGCCTTACGGCGGGCACATGGGAGGAATACCTTGTATCTCGTGTTGTCCTTACAGAGTTTCAGCGCTGGAAGAACCTAGAACAGACATTCCTGTTTGAGTACGCCACCCTGGCGGATCAAGTATTGGAAGAAAGAACTCTTGCTGTAGAGGATGAGTACGAGTAATGCCCATCTTCGACTTCAAGTGTGATAACTGCGGAACCACAACAGAAGAACTGGTAAAGGCGTCTGTAAGGACGATTACCTGTATCTCCTGCGGCGACACAGCTATCAAGCAGCTATCGGTGCCACGAGTAAATTGGCTAGCGATGGGAGCGCAACGAGATGCGTCCCCAGAGGCTATCATAAAGTTTGATCGTATGCATCGACAGCAAAAGGCTAAGGAAGAAAAGAGTTACGCGGATCATGGGGATTACGGTCCCTCCGCCGGCTCCTAGACTCCGGCCTACAACACTGCCCCAAGCCACAATCCCTAATCCTAGGGACGGAAAGGAAAAGCATGACTACTAACACTACGCCGGGAAACCAACCAGGCGACCTTAACCAGCTACAGAAAGACTTGCAGGAAGCCGTCACCCTCTCTGGCGCAGCCCAGAAGGCCGTATCCGAGCAAGACGACGCAAGCAGCAACACTCCAGCAGTACCCGACAAGTTTAAGGGTAAATCGCGAGAAGATATTGTTGACATGTACCAGGATCTACACTCGCAATACGGTCGTATGGCGAACGACCTTGGTACACAGCGTAAGCTGACGGATCGTCTACTGGACCTAAAGCGTACTGAGGATCTATCTAACAACTCTGGACCGGCTTTGCCGCAAATCAAGAGTGATGAATTGCTA